CCGCGCTTGCGCATCTGATCCTTGGACTCGATCTGCAGCTTGCCGCTCGATGTGAACTTGTACTTAGGCGACACCAACTCGGCCACCAGGTTGTCGTCTTTTGGAATCTTGCAGTCGCGGGCCTCAAGCCAGGCTTTCACTTTAAACCATAACTCCGCACGGAGGTTGCTGTAGGTTCCCTTGGTGCTCGGCGCTTCGCCGGTGTTTATGCCGACTGCCGGCAGCCCTAGCTCGCGCAGCCGGTCGCACACCCCGCCGCCGACGCCAATCGAGTCTACAAAGATCTGCACCGGCCGCTGGCGCGGCCCTGCCCCCTCATACTCGGCAACAACGGCACCCGTCAGCTGCATCAGATCCAGCCCCTGCCAGGTCTGCATGCCTTTAAGCTCGCGCCCCTGGCGCTTCGCAAGCGCGCTCTTTGCGCTGCCAAAGCGGGCAACGTCTAAGCCCCAAATAATAGGCTCCTCCTCGTTCACCACCACGTCGCGGCTTTGCGCGGACTCCACCAACTCTAAAGGTATGGCGGTGTCGTCGTCTCGCAGCGGGAACTCGCCCTCGACGCGGACGCGGTAGGCGTTGGACTGCTCGCCAAAGCGCAGCGCCATCTCTTTGACGTACTCGTCACTAACGCGGGGAGAGTCTTCGCAGTTGACGCGGCGCGTCCACCACTCGCCAGATAGCCGGTGGTGCGTGTCAAAAAAGAACCCGCTGCCCCTGGTTGGGTTGCCAAGCAATAGCGTGGCGGCGTTTTCGCCAGACATCGAGCCTGCGGCGGCCTCAAATACGGCCTCTGGGATGCCGGATGCCTCGTCGCAGATGAGCATCACGTTATCGGCGTGGACGCCCTGCAGCGCCTCTGGCGTCTCGGCGCGGCTGGTTCGGCATGAGATGAATGCCTCGCTGGGGGCGGCCTTTAGGCTTACGCGGTCGCTTTTTACTTCAAGCAGCTGCTTAACGGCCTCGGGCGACTCGTTGATCCAGCGCTTAACCTCGGCAAACAGGGCGTCGAACAGCTGCGCGCTGGTCGGCGCCGTAACTACAATTTTTACTGGAAATCGGGTCAACAAAAACCAGAGCATCGCCCAGCTGGCGGCCGTTGATTTGCCTACGCCGTGGCCAGAGCGGACGCTGAGCTTGCGCTCGCCAGAGGCGATGGCTTTTAGGAGGTCTTGCTGCCAGGGGTCTGGGGTTACGTTAAAGACGCCCTCAACAAATGCGACGGGGTCGTTACGGAAGCGCTTAACAAACGCAATATATGGGTTTTCGGCCATGCCGCATTATACCAGCGGTGTATGCGGTAAAAGGGGTAGAGGGTTTTACCGCAAAAAGATGCCCCGCCCCACAAGTGGTGGCATGAGGCGGGGCGTGCGCTGCAAGTAATCCAAGCAACGCAAATGCATCCAAACACGGCCGCTATTTTGTTGTTTAATGATTCAGACGGGCGGTGGGAATTCAGCGACGAGCGGTTGCCTCTCAAATTCAGCCAAAAGTGAGAGACAAATAGGTTTGCCTTTATACCAGCGTTTTAATTTAGCTCCCCACGAGGGTTATCAAACGGGTTGTCCTTGTAGCAGCCGCCAATGTTATCGCCATCTTCTTGTTTTACCCTTTTGTGTTCTATTAAGTATTCTTCAAAAGCTTCGTACACATTGTCAGGCGAGTACCCCAATGCTTTAGCAAACCTAGAAAAAAACTCCACAAGAGCACTACATTCTATCTCATTATTAGTTGACATCGTTACTATCTCACCGGGAAGCTCTTGCTTTTCATCATCCCAAAGATAGAATTCTTGTTTGAAAGTAATCATTATCCGTAGTGTTCTCCAAAGTTCAGTTCTAGTGTTTCTAGTTTGTCTTCAGCGTCAGTCATAACAGCGCCAGATCGGGAATTTATGGCGTCGTCGGCAGAGAAGTTAAAAATCGGGGCAAGCTCGCGCACCTGCTTCTCGGTCAACCAGTGGAGCTTGCCTCTGCCCTCGCGGAACCAAAGCGTGTAGGTCATCTCTTGCTTGGCAAGCTGCTCAACTAGCGCGTCAAGCTGCGCCCAGCCTTCGGTGTCTAGGCCATCCTCCATCCACTGATCTAGCTCCAAAAAATTTTTTATGGACGAATCTTTGTTCAAAAATCTCAGCATCTTGTCTGGCCCAACGTGCCAGCTTTCAGAGTCGTCGCCACGCTCGGCGTCGATGCAAACCGTCCCCCGCCGGTACATTTCGCTGGTTTCAAGTTCGACGTAAAAATCGATGCCGTTTATAGTTTTTTCCACGCTCATAATCTGCCCCTACAAGCTTCCGCGCTTATGCTTGCGCGCCAGGTTGTAAATTGTACTGGGATGAAAGCCTACGCGCTCGGCTATGACGCCCTTCTCTAGCCCCTCGTCGAACATCCGCACAATCGTCTCAATCTTCTCCGGCGTCATAACGCCAGACTTGGCGGCCTCGCCCTTGTTGCCGTATATGGCAGGCAGGCGCTTTAGCGCCTGCGTTGCTCGGTAGAATCGGTCGGTCATTTTGCGCCCTCAAATAAGCAAAATCCGATGCTCTCAAATATCGTTTCTTTTGTACATCCATAGGGTGACATTAATTTATTTCGATGGCTGTGGGAAAATTTGGGCACCCATATATAGGACACCCAAAAATGTACGGAACTCACAAAAAGAACATGGCGCGGATGCGCAAGATCCAGGGCGCAGCGAACCGCAAGGCGCGCAGCGCCGCAGCCGTCGCCGGCACCAACACCAAAGGCCCAAAGCCGCCTTTTCCTCCTCGCTAGTGGCCGGCCGTAACACGCCCGCCAGGGGCAAGGCCAAGGTGAAGGTCACCAAGGCCGGCAAGAAGGTCAGCTACGGCCAAGCTGGCCGCGCAGCGGACGGCGGGCCGCGGGTGCGGCCTGGCACCAAGAAGGGCGACAGCTACTGCGCGCGGAGCGCGGGCCAGATGAAGCGCAACCCAAAGGCCGCCAAGAACCCTAACTCGCCGTTGCGGCTGTCGCGAAAGCGGTGGAAGTGCGCCGGCTCAAAATCAAGGAAATAGATATGCCAAAGAAAGGGCTGTACTCCAACATTGCCGCCAAAAGAAAGCGCATCAAGGCGGGATCGAAAGAGAAAATGCGCAAGCCTGGCACCAAAGGTGCGCCTACCGCTGCGGCTTTCAAGGCCGCTGCAAAGACTGCTAAAAATCGTAAACCTAAAAAATAAAAATTTTTTTCGGTGCGCGTGACCTAAAGCCTCCACCCCCCACCCCTCGCCCTGTTCGAGGGGGGGTATTGGCCGATAATCGTATTTAACATAATCAAGGTTATACGAAAACGGCTCGTAAGTCATTGATTTCATTGACCTAACAGTTTTGCGCTACGTTATGCGGAGTGTTTCACGCTAAAATTCCCCTTAACTTGGCCCGAATCCAGGCCGGATCGAGTTCGTTCCCACGCGCATTGCAGGCAGTGCGCGGCAGTGTGCCGCAGCTAGGTTTCGTCCTTATCTTGCTCGATCAATTGCCCATTAACCAAGTCTTTTAACGCCGTCAAATGCTGGTCGCCCAGGCTTATGTTCAACAACGGATCGCGGCGTTCGCCCCACTCATCGGGATTGACCCTTGACGCCACCCACTTACGCGCGTCTATGCGCAGCTTGCGAACCGTAGCGTCGTGCGCATCTACCGCGCCATCGGCAATATCTACCACTTCCTCGGCAATCATATCGGCCCAGCGCTTGCGCGCTTGAAAGTATCGCTGTCGCCTACCCTCGTCGCTATCCAGCCACTTGTAGAACGTGCGGTTGCCAACCTCAAAGTGCTTGATCGCAGCCCGCGTCGTCATGCCGCCCTCAATGACGGAAAAGATCTTCTCCTCGCCAAGCTCGTCCAGCTTACGCAATTGCTTTCGCAGTATCGGTCGCCCACTCAAATGCCTAACTCCTTCATGATGTCGTCTAAGTCCTCGTCAAATATCTCCGCCAGGTCTTTCACGGCCTGCAACCGCCGCGCGCCGCCCGCCGGCTTCGCCGGCTCTGGCGGCTGCTGCGGCTTCTGCTTCACTACAGCCCCCAGCACCTGCTCCATTGTGTTCCACCTGTCACCACACGAAGTACACTCCCTACGCCGCCTGACGCTTTCCTGAGCCTTCTCCACGTCGATTACCTTGCTACTGCTACCACAGGATCTACACCGCATATAATCTCCTTAGATCGAAGTTTTGACGCCTTCTACGCCAAGTATCTCCGCCACTTGAGTCACCGCATCGCCCTTGTTCACCATGTCCGTCGTATACCTAAGCACTCGGTAGCCGTGTTGCAGCGCCAGGTTGTACTTCTCGCAGTCCTTCTTGAACCCAGCGCCGGTGGTATGCCGGCCCCCGCTCCAGGTGCCGCCCTCCACCTCAACGATCAGATCAGTGCCGGTAATCAGGAAGTCAAAGCGAAACCGCCTGCCAGGGATCAGCATCAGCTCTCGCTCGTACCCAATACCCGCAGCGTCCAGCTGAGCCGCGAACCGCTCCTCGCCCTTACTCACGCCCACCCCCTGCGCGCACCGCCAGCTTGATCGGCACCGCCGCCGGCTCGGCCTCCTCGCCTGGCGGCTCGTCGTCGTCGCCGTCGAGGAGCAGCCAGTCGTCCTCCAGCTGCAGCGTGGCAGTCAGCGTCTGCCCAGGTGCAAGCTCCGTCTCGATCTTAATTTTTGCCATCACCGACCCGCCTTTGAGGCGGCGCTGCGACAGTTAAGCGCTGTCCTTATATATAGGGGAACTGTCGCAACTGTCGCACAGCCGTAAACTATTGATTTAATTAAGTTTTTTAGGTGCGACAGTTGTGAAAGTGAACTGTCGCAAGTTTGAACTGTCGCAAACTCGCAAACGTAGCTGCGACAAGCCCTCCAGACTGCGACAGTTGTATAATCTGCGACAGTCCGTAACTGGCGCACTGTCGCAACTGTCGCACTTTTTGATACCCACTGGTTCACAGTTTTGGCTCCTCTGAGTGTCTGCAAATGTTCTGTATCCACCACCAAAATTCTGGCTCCATCAGGCCGTGTTTCATCTTGTTTACTTGCCAGCAGACCAATTGGATATTGCGCCTGGTGTAGCCCCTGGTCGGGTTGATTCGGTCGATTGAGCAGTTGGTTGGCCGCTCCCCGCTGCCGTCGCGGTGCCTTGTCATCAGCACCCCAGAGAGGGCGCAGATGCCCTCTTGTTTGTTGTAGATGTCGACCAGCTCTTCTAGGGTTAGAGTGAATTCGTAGCCCTGTTTTGAGCGCGACGACCGCAGCCCGACGAGCGCCTTGCGCAAGAAATCTTGCGGGCTGCTGTTGCGAACGATATTGGCTTGGTCTGTCCGGCACTTCTTGCAGGTGTTTGAGCGATACCCTCTGGTGAGACTAAAGCGCGTCTCTGGCAACTCCTGCTCACAGACCTTACAGACCCTAGTCGCTGTCACCGGCCCACTCCCCAACGCGGACAAAGCTGCGCATGTGCCGCGAGCTGTCGGCGTGTTCAACCACCCTCAGCGCGTTATTCGCCACCCAAGTGTTGATCAACGTCTTAACCTTTGACCGCACGCTGGCGTCTTTTATATCCAGATCCAGCGCCTCGGCAACTGCGTTGCCGGCCCAGGTCTTGCTCCGTACATCCTCCCGCCACTCGCCGGCGTCTATGGCACGCTGCACCCGCCGCAGATCCTCCACCGATATGTCGCTGAATGCGTCCGGCCAAGACCAAGGCTCCACAACGCCGACGTTGTCGCCGTTCGGCAGATCCACGCTGACCATCTTCCTCCAAGTGCTGTCGCCACTTGGCGGTGCCAGGTTGTCTTTGGAGTCGCCCTCGCGGCTGTAGCGCCAAAACTCTGACTCATCGATGTTGGCGTTACGCGCCTCCTCGGCGGTCATTCGTTGCAGCCTCCTGA